GTCCGCGAGCGTCGGCGCATCGTCCGCCTCAACGGCTCGTAATGATCGTCGTGACCTAGGGTCACTGAATTTGGGGGAGTCTGGGAGTCTCTGGGCTCCCCCTTTTTCTTTGGAGTAAGTAATGACGACTATCTCGCAGATCATCACTGACGCCTACCGCGAGAGCAACCTCATCGCTGTTGGTGGCTCGCCGACTACGGCAGAGCAGACCGAGGCGCTCCGACTGCTGAATCGTGTCGTCAGTTCGCTCTTCGGTAACGAAATGGGCGACCCCCTTTCCGTGCTTCCGCTCGGTAAAGGCAATATCCAGACGCCGAACAGTGTCAACCTCTACATGGATGACCTACTGGACTATTACGTCCCGGCTAACACTCGGTTGCAGTGCAATCTCGAAGAAGAGACTACTGTCAACCTCTCACCCAATCCTCGTGACGGTGAACGCTTTTCGGTAGTGGACGCCAGCAACAACCTTGCTACCCACAACCTTCTCGTTTACGGTAACGGACGTCTGATCGAAGACGCGACGAACATCGTCCTTGATACAAACGGTTTGAGCCGTGAGTGGTTCTACCGTGATGACCTTGGCGAATGGGTTCGGCTTACCGATCTGACGGTAGACAGCAACAGCCCGTTCCCCACCGAGTTCGACGACCTCTTGGTCACTCGGCTTGCTCTCCGGCTCTCGCCGCGACAGGGCGCTGAATTCGACGGTGGGTCGCAGGTAGAAATGACCCGTCTTGAAAAGAAGTTTCGGGCTCGTTACAAACAGTCGACGACGGTTGACGTCGAAGACGGCCTGCTCAAACTGCCTAGCCGAAAGCAATGGGCTAACGGCGGTAGCGGGACTTCATTCAATAGGGGTATCCCACGGTGGTAACGTCCGTCACCTTCTTCCCGAGCCTCTCTGCACGTCAAGTTGCAGCCGAGCCGGTAATCACTCTCAAGAACCGTTTTGCCGAACAGAACCCCCGTCTGAACGACAGCCCGGTATCGCTGATTGCTCGACCCCGGCTTAAGAAGTTTGTGGAAGTCGGGACGGGCCATATCCGCAAGGTCTTTTCAACCCCCGGTGTCTTCAACGACGACCTCTTCGTGGTGTCCGGTTTGAAACTTTATCGCGGGGGTTACGGCGGGACTTTCTCCGACAAGGGGACTATCTCGACGCAACTTACTGGCGGCGTTTCGATGTGCGCTGTCGCTCCTATTGGAACAACCCCTGCTTTCTTGTGGATTGCCGAAGGCGGTATCCTCTGGGTCTACACTGACAACGGTCAGGCTATGGGCCACTTGGAAGTAACTGGCACTCTAGCCAACAACGACACCTTCGTAATCGGAGGCGTCTACTACAAACTGACTAACGGGTCAGTGGATACCGGAACCCCTAACGGGACGTCCGGGACTCCGTATCTCGTTAACATCGGTTTGAACAACGGCGACGCCATCACGAACCTTTACAACGCCATCAACGCCACCGGTGTAGCGGGCACGGACTACTCGACTAACATCGTCGATCCTCACGCTACCGTGTTTGCAGGGTCTTCGTCCAGCACGGACCTTTACGTCTACGCCTACGAATACGGAACCGCAGGGAATTCCATTGCTGTGTCCGAGACTTCGGCTAACGCCGCGTGGACTGCAGCTACTCTTGCTGGCGGAGGTTCTGAACAGCTTCGGCAGGTTCAGGTTCCGGGTGACGTCGGAGCTATCTCGGTTGCCCAGATCAACAGCTACGTCATCGTAGTGCCTATCCAGACTACTGACCTCAAGGGTCAGTTCTTCTGGGTTAATCCGGGTGAAACCAAGATCGACCCTACGGACTTTGCTACTGCTGAACGGTCGCCTGACGGTATCAATCAGGTTGTAGTCTTTGGTGAAATGTTCTGGCTGATGGGTCAGAACACGACCGAACCTTGGGTCACGACTGGTGATGCGACTGCTCCGATGGAGCGGTTCAAGGGCGTTCTCTACGACCGTGGGTCGTGGGAAGGTGCAGCCATTCAGGTTAAAGACAGTCTAGTAACTATCGACGAAGACGGCGGTGTTTGGGTTATCTCCGGTGGATCGAACCGAGTCTCTACCCCGGATATTGAGGAAAAGATTCGCCGGGCTATCCAAAAGGCAGCCCTGATCGCGTCCTTCTAAGGAAAAGCTATGTCTATTCAATTCATGGACAACTTCCAGTTCTACGGGACGTCGACGGCGAATATGTTGGACGGCCTTCCGTGGTCGAGTATCGCTGGTTCGCTAACGACCGACCCGGACCCCAACGCTTCCGGCAACGTCCTCCGTGTTACTTCAACGAATAACAACAGCAATACCACCGATACACGACTATCGCTTCCGTCCGTGACGGATAAAGTAGGTTGCGGTATGAGGTTCTACATGGGCTCTCTGCCAAGTAGCTCTGGCGTTAGGCCTGTTGTTTTGGGATATCGTGATCTGACTAACAGTAAAATTTATGACTGGATCATTGAAACCAACGGATCACTGAGTCTATACAACGGTAGCGGAACTCTGATTGCGACCACGACTAATCCTGTGATGGCTCCGCGTTCGTGGTTCCATTACGAGTTCTACATCGACCTCAACGTCGGGACTTACGAGGCCCGTATCGAGGGGGTGACAGTCCTCTCGGGAACCGGTTTGACGTCGCTGCAGAACATCTACCTTATCGGTATGTCTTCGCGTCAGAACCTTACCTCGAATACCAATGCCCAGAACTACATGAAGGACTTCGTCCTGTGGGATTCCGCAGGATCGAATAACAACACCTTCCTTGGTCCGGTGGCTGTATTCTTGCTTAAGGTGAATGGTGACGTATCTTCGGGCTGGACCCGTTCTACCGGAAGCTCGGACTACGCTCTTCTGGATGAAACTACCCCGGATGATGCCGATTACATCACCGCCGATGACACACCGCCTGCGGCTTCAATCATGACCTTGGAAGACCTTGGTCCTGAAATCGTAGGTGTTCGTGGGTTGCAGATGATGGCTCGGGCTAAGAAGTCTGACGGTGGTGATGCCACCTTACAGCTTTCGATGCTCTCTAACGCTGCAGAAGACCTTGGTGGAACTCACGCAGTCACCACTGGTTACAAATACTGGTGGGACATTTCCGAACTTGACCCTAACACCGGTTCTCTCTGGGACCCGCTTGCTGTTAACGCGGCTAAGATTAAGGTCAATCGCACAGTCTAAGGCGTCGCTTTAGCGACTTAAGCGAGCAACAGATGGTAGAAGCAGCGACGATTGACGTCTCCCAGACTTTTATTCTGGCGACGAATCAGTATAATGCCCAAGACCTACTAGCGTCACAGGCGTTTGCGCTGGCTGCTGCCATTTGGCCCGCAGACGGTGTTCTAGTTTCTCAAGCACATGGGTTGGCGGCTGTGGCATCTGCAAACACTATTTCGACGTCTCAAGCATTCGTCCTTGCAGCTTGCACTGGGAGAATCGCTGACCCCAACCTTCGGGTTTGGACTTACACACTAGATGGACATGACTTCGTAGTCTTCCGTCTGGGTAACGACGAGACTCTGGTTTACGACATGACGACTAGCCAGTGGTCTACGTTCGCTTCCGGTAGTGGTGCGCTATGGCGAGCCTACAACGGAACTAACTGGCTGGGGGCCGACCCTATCTCGGCAGGCTACGGTAGTAACATCGTCGTAGGAGACGACGGAAACGGTTCGCTGTATTTCCTTGATCCTGACGGTGACACCGACGACGACGCCCTTGTCGGGGCAGAAACCCCACGGCCTTTTGATCGCGTAGCGATTGGACAGGTGGTGACTCATGGATACAACGCTCAACGTTGTTTTGGTGTTACTCTTTTGGGTAGTATCGGAGAGCAGGTATCGGATGACACCGACCTTCGGACGGTTAACCTGTCTATTTCTGATGACAGCGGCCACAGCTACACTGATTGTGGCGATCTGACCGTCGATGCCGAAAGCTACCAGACCCGGTTGAACTGGCGCTCTTTGGGGAGTGTCCGCTATCCGGGCCGACTCTTCAAGATCAGCGATAGTGGCGCTCTCAAGCGCATCGACTCGCTCGATGTTCAGGATGAACGGTAATGGGACTACGGCTTCAAGAACTCCAACAGCGTGAGGCGATCACCAATCAAGACGGGACTCCCTCGCAGTATTTCCTTCGTTACCTTAAATCACGCGGCGGAGCCCTAACGGACCTCGAAGCCGAACTCGTCAACAAAGCCGACAAAGCGACGCAAGTGATTGCTGGGACGGGGTTGGATGGCGGTGGTGATCTTAGCGCTGACATCACACTAGACGTAAACATGCAAGAGTTGCTCAACACGATATCGTCGACGCAAGGTTCGATATTGTATCGTGGAAGCACTTCTTGGGTCGCACTCGCTGCTGGAACGGCAGGCCAAGTCCTTACGACTAACGGCGCAGGCGCTAACCCTTCTTGGGAAACGCCGAGTGGGGGCGGAGGCGGAAGCACACCTTGGACGCTGATTTATTCAAATACGTCCATCACCAACCCCACGGCAAATATCGACGTAGACGTCTCCGGCTATACGGACGTCCTAGTTCTAGGCAGGACTGTCACAACGGCGTCATCTGCTGTTAGAGGTGTTATTGTTTCTGTGAATGGGGGCTCTTCTTATTATGGAGTCAACGGTGATTACGTCTTCTTGGCTAATACTGGCGCAGAAACTACGACTTATATAGGGCTTAACCACGAAACAGCCACTACCGCAGCCCGCTCTTTTGGGGGTGTGATTTACGGTATAAATGAGACTGGTTTGAAATACATGCAGGGTCTTGTGCAGAACGCCGTCCATCGTTACTTTGTGGCGTCAACTTCCCCCATTAACCGTATTAGGATTTGTGCCATGTCTGCTTCGACTACTTTTCAGAACATGACAGGCGGATCGGTTTACGTCTACGCACGATGATTCATAGAAGCTATGACGCCGCCTTACTTAAAGAAGCGACAGAGCCTTACGCCCACGAGCTTCACGGTTTCGACCCCGAGGCTTGGCTGGCCGACGAGCGGAACATCGCTCTAACCGACGACGGAGAGAATTACAACCTTCTAGAATATGAACTCCCCGGTATCTACACCGGGCATACGTTCTACATCAAACGAGGTCGAGCCGCTAAGGCTCATCTTCATGAAGCTCTCCGAGCGGCCTTCACCGAATTTCCGGTGGAAGTCATTCGGGGGCTAACCCCCATCAAGCTCGTCGGGGCTCGATGGATGGCTAGGCAGGGCGGGTTCAAATCCCACGGCGTCGTCCAGACACTTGTAGGCCCTTGCGAACTCTTCATCCTGTCTAAACACGAATACTTAGGAACCGGATAATATGGGCAGTCTTTTTGGTGGCTCTAAGCAGTCCAGCACTTCGTCGAACGTCAACAACTCGGCGCTTTCCTCGGCTCTGATGCCGACGGTGAGCGGTGTTGGCGATAGCTTCAACGCCATCAAGGCGCTGCTGTCTGGCGACACGTCGGCTTCAATAACTTTAAGAACGCCGCTGGCTATAACTTTGCGGCCAAGCAGGGCACCCAAGGTGTTCTCGGTAGTGGGGCTGCCCGTGGTTTGCTTCGGTCGGGTGCAACCGGCAAGGGGCTTGTCTCGTTTGGACAGGGTCTTGCTAATCAGTATCTCGACAGCTATCTCTCGAAACTCACTGGTATGGGCCAGCTTGGTCTGGGTGCTGCCGGTGTTCTGGCCGACTCCGGGAAGGTATCGACCCAGAATTCTTCGTCGAAGAATGGCCTCGGTGGTCTGGTCGGCGGTCTGGCTTCGAGTATCGCCGCTTCCGATCCTCGACTGAAAGAGAACGTCATCCAGATCGGCCTGCTCGAAGACGGTATGCCGCTCTACAGCTACAACTACATCTGGGATAGTCCGGATGATCGTCAGATTGGTGTCATGGCTACTGACGTAGCCGAGAAGCGTCCGTGGGCACTTGGCCCTACGGTCGGTGACTACCAGACGGTCGACTACAGCAAGCTAGGGGGTGCAGAATGAGCCTGTTTGGTCTACTTCCTCAAGGGGTCGTAGAAGCTGTGGCAGCCGGAGCCGGGGGTCCTAACCCGATGGCACAGATGGCAGCCCCGCAGGTTCAGCCTCCCCAGCACTCCGGTATGTTCGGTTTGAAGGGCACCTTCCGTGACGTCCTCGGCGTTCTTGGTGATGCCTTCCTGATGAACTCGGGTATCAATCCTATCTATAGCGGTCAGCGCCATCAGGAGAAGATCGGCGACGCCCTTGCTGGGTTCGATCAGGACCCTATCGGCGCTATCCAGCGTCTTGGCGGTGTAGACGCAGCCCTCGGTCAGAAGTATTACGGGGATTACCTCGATAGTGCAGACCGACAGGCAGCCCTCGCACAGAAGGCTAAGTCCGATGCGTTCACGCAGGAAGGTCAACTCTCGACCCGCTTGGGCGGTATGTTCGGTGCTGCGAATGAGTCGACTTACGGCCCGATGCTAGCTAACGCTCGCAAACGTGCGGAATCGCTTGGCATGGGACACCTACTGGACGGCCTGCCTGATACTTACGACAAGGCAGCCGTTGACGCTTGGGTCCGTGGGACGATGGAGCCGAAAGATCAGGCTAACATCGACTACCGTAACACTCGGGCGAGCCAGTTTGACGCCGAGCATCAAGAGCGTGTCCGTCACAACAAGGCGACCGAAGGGACTGCGGCTACTAACGCCGCTACCTCGCGTCAGCGCGCCGGAACCTACGGCAAGAAAGTTCAGAGCGATATCGAATACCGGGATTGGCGGAAGACGAATGCTCCGCCGTCGCCTGCTCGTTCGGGCACTGGTCGTCGAGCCCCCGCTCCTAACATTCCTCCGCCGCCTCCGGGATTCAAAGTCCAGTAAGCAGACTAGCGTCAGCTAGGATAAGGAAACAACATGGCTAATAACCAGTGGGTCGCTGACCCCAACGATCCTAGCCGGATGACTTACACCGACGAACAAGGTAATGTCCATGTCGCGGTGCGAGACACTGGCGCACAGGTTCAACGGGACAAGAACGGGAATGTCGTCGATGTGACGTTTCCGAACTACAAGCCGCCCGCTAATCAGCCTGCCTCTCAACAGCCCGCCCCTCCGGCTGAACGCCGTGGTTGGGGTGAGCGGTTTGCCGATAGCTGGAAGGAAGCAGGCCAACGCGGCTCCATCGGCGTTATTTCCCGTAAGGGACTCTACTACTCGGGCTACGGTAAAGAAGAAGTAGCTCGAATGTTCCCGAACCTCTCTCCCGAGGAACAGGACAAGAAGCGGTGGGAGCTTATCACTGCGACGCAGAAGCGTATGCGTAGTGAAGCCGATGCCCGTCGAGCGGCTGATCCGACGTGGAAGCCTGACCGGTCGTTTGTCGAACAGGTCACTTCGGGGGACTGGATTCCCGATCTTGCTGGTCAAATCCTT